ACCAATACCACGTTTTCGCTTTGTCGCCAACGCATTGAAGGCAGAACTCGCCGCGTCAACCTGATCCTTGTACTTACCACGCGGGAAAAAGCGCATTTCCTCAAGAAATGCCTTAGTCCAACCCCGCGTCAGAATACGGACATTACCAGCCTCTACTTGTGCCGCCAAAGGCTCCGCTCGCGTCTCTTTACTGCCAGACTGAGCCTCTGCACGAGCATTATATCCCGCAAGCTCGCTGATGATCGACGCCACTTGAGCTTTTCCCGCCTGTCCTGGGTCTTGGGGAATACGAATCGGTACGCCAGCACCATCCTCGGCAGCGGCACCCGTAATCATCTTGCGAACCCCATCCGGGCCTAAGCGCTTGCGCTTCACGTCCAC